GGCCATAACGTCACCTCGTTGCGGAGCAGTGGCCGGCCGCTCCTCCACTGGTAGGTGAGCGTGCCGCCGATGCTTGCCCACGCGCCGGATGCCGCCGGGTTTCCGTCGTCGCCGGCGAGCCGTGACGACGTGGCTCCCTGGATGACCAGCGGGCCGCTGCTGGCGGTGAGATACAGGCGCGCGTGCGTTGCTGGGTCGAGCCTGCGGCTGTCGAACACGATGGTCTCCGGCCGCAATCGCCGGTCAACCGTGACGAGCAGACGGGAGAACGCCGCGCGTTCATCGTCGCCAGGCGTCCATACGGTGCCGCCTGCGCGGGTCCACACTCCGCCGCTTTCGTCCGCTGAAACCACGTCGGCTTCAACGGTGACGCTTGACTGGGTGGTTTTCAGGTTGGCCGGCAGCGTGCCGAGGTCGGATAGCTCGGTGTCGTGCTGGTCGAACTCAAGCACGCCGTCGCTTGCCTTCGCGGTCTTGCCCTGGATGACGAACTGCGTGACGGGTTCCGGGATGGTCAGCGTCTGTTCGTCGTCGATGATGATTTCGGCAGCGTCCAAACCGTCCAGCGTCTCTCCGGTCCAGTCGGTCACGGTGAACCGTCCCACGGTATCGACGCCGAGCGTCACGGGAACGCCGAACGGCATGTAATCCAGACGGCTCACCGCACGATCCGGGTATTCGTACCAGATGGGCCACATGCTCTCATGCGCGAACGTGCGATGCAGCAAATCCAGTTGGGACGGATAATCGTCGGTCTTATAGGCCGCCATGGAATCGGTGGAGGTCAAACCGGATACGGAGACCCGGGGAGCGTCGGCGTCGGCGGCGCGCCGGTTGAGCTCTTCCACACGGCCGCTCATGCCGGCGACCCAATGCAGTCCCGCATACCTGGCGTCGGATGACGTTGGCCCCTGCTTCTGCAATCTCTTCCACAGGATCATGCGACCGCTGGCGCTCAATTCCAGCAGCCATCCGTCGCCATGCGGTCGCGCGTCGCCGCCGTTCTGCACCAGTCCGTCGAACAGGGTGATTGCCGTGCTGGACGTGCTGGAAGGCAGGTCGGGCGTGTAAGCCTGGTGCATCGCTTCCACTCGCATATGCTGCGCCGACCATGGGCCCATATCGTCTCGGAGCATGCCCCACGTGGGCTGTTCGCTGATCTGCACGAGCACGCGGGCCCCGGCCAATGTGAGCGCGCGGCCGGTGAGCCACCCGGTACGATCCCGCAAGGTGAACGACATCACCGACGGTTCGGGCTGTTCGGCGAGGTCATCGGTGCCCCACTGGATGCTGAAGCCGGCCAACGCGGCCACGTCCTCGGCATGGTCGTTGACGGACTTCCAGCCGTCGCCCCAGTCCAGGAACATGAAACACTGCTGCACTAGTTGCCCCGCTTCCTGTCGTAATCGCCGAGAATCTTCCTGATCTCGCGCGCCACGCCCTCACGGTCCACCGGAGCGTTGAACGTGACGTTCACCACGGTTCCGCCCACCGTGCCGCCGTTCATGCCGGCGTCCAGGCTGAGCCCTCCCATACGGCCGTTGATCCGTGAGATGGTGCGCCGCACGTCGGTGTCGAAACCGCTGCGCAAGCCCTTGGCGAAGCCCTGCATGATGAGACGGCCGTTATTGACGAGCATCACGGCGTCGTATTCCGGCGGTCCCTTGTGCTCGGTTATCCAGTCGCCGATGCCGGAAATCCAGCCCGTCACGGAATCCCACATGCTTTTCAGACCGTCAAGGAAACCGCTGATGATCGATGCGCCGGCGTTGTACAGCAGGTGCCCCACATTGCCTATCGCGCCGGTGATACGTCCCGGAATGCCCTTGAACCACGCCACGACTGCATCCCACTTGTCGGTCGCGAACTGCGCTGCCGACTGGAAGAAGCCGCCAATCTTGCCCGGCAACGCCTGGAAGAATCCCACGATGTTGCCCACGCACGATCCCAGCCATGATGTGAACGACGCCCATATCTGACGGCCGGTCTCGGTCTGCGTGAAGAAGTAGACGAGAGCCGCCACCAGCGCGGCTATCGCGGTGATGACGATGACGATGGGGTTCGCGTTCATGGCCGCGTTCATGGCCCACTGCGCCACAGAAGCGGCCGTGGTCGCCATGCTGAATCCCTGCAACGCGGACACGACGGCGCTGATGGCCGAAGCGACCTTGAACGCGGCGAAACCCGCCGCGATGCCCACAAGCGCGGACGCGACGGGTTCCGCATGCTCGGATACCCAGTCGCTGAACGCCGTGAGCTTGTCCGAAACCATGCCGACGATATCGGCAGCGCCGTTGAATGCGTCACCCAACGCCTGGCCGGCGCCGGACGCGCCGCCCATAGAATCCGCCAACGGCGTGAACTGGCCGATGACGTCACCGGCCGCGCCGGCGAGGTTCTTGCACGCCTCCCACACCGCGCCGAAGATGTCCGCAGCGGCCTGCATCGGGCCGGTGTTCTGGAATGCGGCCACGAACTCGCCGGCCTTCTGCTTCGCCGTATCGAACGCGCTCACCGCGTTGTCGCGGATGGTGAGCAGGAAATCAACGACGGGACTGTCTTCATCGATGTTGAACGCTTCGCGCAATTCGCTGCTGAAATCACCGTCACGCACGAGCTTTATCACGCCCTGCAATCCGGTCGTCGCCTTGCCGCTGAACGCGCTGATCTTGTCGGCGGCCACGGTCATGACGCTGGTCACGGCCGGTTTGAACAGATTGAAAGCGTCCGTCAATCCGCCGGTTACTGCGGCCTCAAGATTGCCCAGCGCGCCTTCCATGGTCTGCGTGCTCGTGGCCGCTTCCTTGGCGACGTCGGTCATGCCCAGGTCCATGATGGCCTTGTTGAACTCGTCGGCCGTGATCTCGCCTTTTTCCATGGCCTCGCGGAAATTGCCCGTGTACGCGCCCGCGTTCAGCATGGCTTCCTGGAGCTTGCCGGCCGCGCCCGGTATGGCGTCTGTCAGCTGGTTCCAGTTCTCGGTCGTCAATTTCCCCGCGCCGGCGGTCTGCGTCATGACCATGGCGACGCTTTTGAACGTTTCGGCGTTGCCGCCGGCCACGGCGTTCAGGTTGCCGGCGGCTTCGGTGAGTCCGACGTAATCCTGGATGCCGTTGGCCGCGAGCTGCGCCGTGGTGTTCTGCACGGTGGTCAGGTCGTAGACGGTTTTGTCGGCGTATTCGCGCGTGGCCTTCGTCGCGGCCTCCACGGCGCTCGTGTCGAAGCCGGCGAAATTCATGGTGTTTTTGAACTTGTCCGTGGAATCGGACATGTCCATGACCGCGCTGGTGAAGCCCTTGAGCGTGTCCCACAACGCGGAAACGCCCTTGAGCGCCGCGCCGCCCATGAACGTGCCGAACGCGCTGGCCTTGGCCGTGACCTTGGACAATGCCTTCACCGCGTCGTCGCTGTTGCCAGTGATCCGCACGCTCATGATGGCGCTTTTACCCACGGTCCACCTCATCCATGTGTTCTATCTCGTCCTGCAATAACCTCATGCCGGTGCCCCAATCGAGTTCGCTGGCCTCATGCCTCCATGCCCACGGCGTGCCGCCGAAACGGGCCGCGAGCAGGAACGACAGCATGCCCAGCGAATCGTCGGGCCACTCGGCTAGACGGTAGGGTTTTCAGCGGTCGGCGTCTCCACGTCGATGTCGTCCACCTCTTCCAGCCACTGCGCGTAAGGCATGGTGGTGTTGCCCGCGTATCGTTGCGCCAGATACGCCATGTAGTACGACTGGCGAATCTTGGATGCCTCGCCCGGCGCCCATCCCTCCTTCTGCGCGTGCTCCTCCGCCGACGTGATGACGCGCGGCGTCAACGGCGCTTCGTCCACATGCCCGTCGGTGTACGTGACTTTCGCTGTGCTTCGCATGATCTAGGCTCCCTTGATCTGGTTCATGGTCTTCTTCACGAACGTTTCGTATTCCTTCGCCCATTGGCTCTCTGTCGATGCCACGGCGTCGTTCACGAACGTTCTCGGTCTGATGTTGCGCGCCGGCCAGCCGTAATTGATCGGGCCCGCATACGGCACGGTCTTGCGGCCGGCGCGGATGATACCGGCCTTCTGCGTGGCGCCGGCGCGGATGGAACCGGCCAGTCTGCCGGTCTTGCCGCGTGGCGCGCGGGCCACCGCCTCGGGTTTTGCGATGTCGGCGGCCCTGCGGTTGACTTCCTTGAGCTCCTGCATATCCGCGCCGGCCTTGCGCATGGTCTGAACGAAACGCTTCTGGCCGACGACGTACAGGGCCTTGTCCGCCATGTTCAGACGCTCGGCTTCGTGTACGCGCTGGCCTTCACGCCGGTGGCGGAGAACTCGAAATCCTTCTTGTTCTTCGTCTTCACGTCACCGCCGAACGCGATTGGCGCTATGGTCACGGTCATGTCGAGCTGGAGCGCGCCGGACGTGTTCGGGATGAACTTCGCGGGCTTGGTCTCGCCCGCATTGTTCAGGCAATACACCTGCGCGCCGTTCATGCTGAAGTCCTCGCCGATGCTTCCCGACAGCTTCCACGACGTGCTGAGCGCGCCGCCCTCCTCGTGGCCGTCCAGGTACGTGTCGGGGTCCTCGCTGGAATTGTCCGGCGACAGTTCCACGCTCGTGCAATCGACGTCCAGCTTGTACTGGTCGTCTGAGGAGCCGATGACCAGGCTTCCCGGTCCCAGGGTACGGATTTTGTCCGCCATGATGGTTGTTCCTTTCGTTAGATTTCATTGAGTGTGATCTGGTAGGCCGCGAGCGTCGCGTCTCCACGCGTGAAGCCGACGGGCTCGGCCGATGTGACAGGCAGCGCGGACGCCGCGAGCCGGTCCATCGCGGCCAGTAGCAGCGGCAGCGCGGACGCCTGCGCCCAGGGACTGCCGGCGACGAACACGAGCCGCACCGATAGTTCGTTTTCCGCGCCCGCGTAGGGCCATGCCACTTCGGGGGGTTTGACCCATACGCAGACCTTGCCGCGTGGCGGCTTCACCTCGGTCTCGTCGATGGTGACGTGTTCCACGAGGTCGCCGCACGCGCCGGCCACCTGTTCCATGAGCGCGTCGATCTTGCCGGTGATGGTGTTTGTCATGCAATCCCCATTCCCGCGAGCACGCCGGCGGCGCGGAGCTTCGGCCAGGCGGCGCGCAACGGGTCGGCGGAGACGCGGAACGGTTCGATGGCGTCGCTGTCCACGTTCATCACGCCGTTGCGCGCGTCCTTCTGGTTGAACAGGTCGGCGGCGACCGCCAGCACGCAATCGGACTGGATCAGGTCGGGCACCGTGTCCCACGTCTCGCCCAGGTTCGTCGACAGGTAGGCGCGCGCCGTCGCCAGACAGTCGTCGGCGCGCGTCTCGTCGTCGCTGCCGATGACGTTCATCATCGACAGGAACTTGTCATGCAACTGGTCCATGTGCGCCTACTCAGGCGGTGGCCTTCGGACCCAACGGCATGACGCCGCCGGTGAACACGGTCGCGAACGCCGCGTAACCGTACACGCTGTAATTGGAAAGCAGTTTCGTGGTGTCGTCCTGCTGGAGCTGGAACGGGCCGCCGGCCTCCCACATCTGCAACGCGGTCGGGTCGATGAACGCGGCCGTG